AGGTATAGCAGATTTAGTATATGGTAAGGGTATATACTCTAAAGATGAAACTAAAGATAGTGTATTACAAAGAATCTTACCACAGGAAGAAACAAAGAGAGTTAGTTTTGATTTGAAGTTGTATGGTAATGCAGCATTTCAGGTATATTGGAACGATGAACATACTAAAATAATTAAATTATATCACGTTCCTATTCAAAACTTAAGAGCAGAGAAGTTATATGGTGACCCTAAGATACAAAATTACTATTATTGTGTAGATTGGAATGACCAAAGAGCAGTTAAAAATAAAAGAAAGATACCTGCATTTGGAACATCTAAAGATAAATTTGAAATCCTTTATATTAAGAACTATTGTCCAGGTTTATACTATTATTCCCTACCTGATTGGGTTTCAGCATTACAATTTGGTTTAAGTGAAGGTGAAATCTCTAACTTACATTACAATAACATTACAAATGGTTTCTTACCAGCTGTTATGTTGAATTTTAATAATGGAGTTCCAGCACCTGAAGAAAGACAAACGATAGAAGATTTAGTTCAAGCTAAATTCACAGGAACAGATAATGCAGGTAGATTTATGTTATCATTTAACGATGACCCAGCAACTAAACCTACTTTAGATGTAATTGATATTAGTAACTTACATGAAAAGTATCAGTATGTTGCAGAATATATACAGGATAGAATCTTAGTTGCACATAGAATAACTTCACCTTTATTGTTTGGTATCAGAACACAAAATAATGGTTTTAGTTCTCAAAGTGAAGAGATGAAAACGGCTTTCTCTATCTTACAAACAATGACTGTATCTCCATTCCAAAACTTAATCTTAAATAGTTTAGATATGGCATTTACGGAAGGTGGTTATGATAATATGGAGTTATACTTTGAACAATTAACACCTCTAGCAATCTTAAGTGAACAGGCAGAACAAACTGGTCAATCTGTTGAACAAGTTGAAGATGAAACTAATAAAGCGTTAGAGAATCCAGCTACAACTGAAGATAGTGAAGAACAAACAACAGAAGATAGTGGTGATATTAAAGTAGAAGAACCACAACAATTTGTTAAACCAACTTTCTTTGAACAAGAATACGAAATTATAAAAAAATAACTATGGCTACACCATTATTCATAAGTAGAAACGATATTATAAAAACAACTCCTTTACAGGGTGGTTTAGATGCTGATGCATTGTTACCTTTTGTATTAACTGCACAGGTAAAATATTTGAAAAACCTTTTAGGAACGGTATTGTATGAATTTTTAAGTTTAAAAGTAGGGAATGGAACATTCTCAGATTTAGATGCATATTATCAAGACCTAATGGATGACCACATTAAACCAACTTTGATTTGGTATAGTTGTGTAGAATATATACCATTCAGTTCTGTTCAGTTTAAATCAAATGGAGCAGTTAAACAACAAAGTGAGCAAGGAATTGCACCAACTAAAGGTGAGATAGATTATTTGAAACAACAAGCACAAACAAATGCTGATTACTACGCATTGAGATTACAAAACTATTTGATTTCATATAGTGACAATATACCTCAATACTTACAATCTGTTGGAAATCAAACTCAAATCTATCCTGACCAAACAAATCAATATTTTGGTGGTATTCAATTATAATAAACTATGGCTACAATAATAAAAAATAGTGGTGTAAATTATACTCTTTATTATAATGTATTAAATTATTTTAAGGAGATAATGAACAATCATCCTTCCATTGCAAAAGTAACACAGGGTGATATAACTGATATTGATGCAAGAGAATATCCTATGTATCCTTTCGGTAATGTTTTAATTACTCAGGCAACATTCGGAACAAATGTGACAAACTTCAATATTCAACTTACTATTGCAGATAAGATAAAAAATAAAAACAACGAAAGCGAAGTGATAACGAATGAACAAACTATTCCTTTTTATGGAGTAGATGATGAGGTAGATATTCACGCAAACACTTTATCAATTTTAAACGATTTAACGGCGTATACACAAAGAAGTGTAGATGGATTAGACATTGATGGAGATATCGTTTGTAATCCGTTCTCAGATAGGTTTAACAACGGTTTGGCAGGATGGGTTGGTGAATTTACTTTGACAGTTCACAACAATAGAGATATTTGTTTATTTCCTCTAATTGAAAGTTAGTAAATGCCTACTTTAGAACAGATATCAATACAAATAAGAGATTTAGCTACTCTTAAGGCACCTGTTAAAACTGGTAATTTAAGAAATAGAATCCAACAATATAATCGTCCACAAAGAGGTGGTATGATAAAAGAAACTAAATCTTCTTTTACAATTGATTTAAATTATGGCCCTCCTGGTGCAGAATATGGTATGTGGTGGAATGACCCTACCTTAGCAAAGAACATTAAGAATGGTAAAAGTAAAAACATACCTGATTCAATTAACTTTGCAAATAATGCTTTAAATTCAGATATAGTAAGTTCTATGTTAGATAGATACATTGAAGATAAAGTAGATGCAATCATTACAAAAAACATTAAAGAGATGTTAGATACTTTTGATGAGTTTGAATAGTATCCAATACATTTTACACATTGTGGGTTAAATAGAAAAGGTTTAATTTATGGCTTTAACTATTACACAATTTCCACCAACCGCTACACTGGCACAATCTCCAATAGTATATACGGTAAGTGAAAGTAATTCAGCATTATTAACTTCATCATCATTTCAATATGTTGGTGAATTATATTATTGGACTGGGTCTGCAACTGCACAACCATCAACTCCTCAATATACAATTTCTAAATACCCAAATAATAGTGGTGTTGGAATATTTGATTTAAATAGGATATTAAACTCTACACTAACAAATGAATTTAGTGATGGAACATCTAAACCGATTTTTTATAAGCCTGTATTTTATACACAATATTTAAGTTCATCCGTATACTTAACTGGCTCTGCTGTATCTCAAAGTGCACAATATCGTTTAGCATATGATGGATATGGAACATTTCCTACTCCTATTAATACCTCATTAGAGAATCAAACATACTATCCATATTATCCAATATTAACTGCAGGGCCTACAACTCAAAGTGTTTTTTCAGAAAATAAAGGGCCTATAACAATTGATAGATACTTAGGATATCCTGCTACAATAGAATGGAGTGGAAGTAATGGTCAAAGAGTGACAAGTTCAGTTGCTAACTTACCATCACCAGCAACTACTGATAATGGTTTTGTATTTTACGCACAATTTCCATCAGATACAGGATTTCCTCTTTCTGGAAGTTTAGATTGGTATACAATTAAAGTTTTACAAGCAGTTCCTGGAAGACCAGACCCAAAAATTAGATATAATATTGTTTGTAATCAAAAATATCCTAATGTAAGAATCAAATGGAAAAATCAATTTGGTGCATTTGATTTCTTTAACTTTAATATGATTAGTAGAGAATCATTCCAAACTGAAAAGAAAACCTATCAACCACAATTGGGAACATGGGAAAGTTCTACATTTAGTTATGATGCCAAAGATAGTGCAAACTTAAATTACATTGTAGATAGTAAACAGTCTATAAGTGTTAATACAGATTGGGTTTCTGAAGATTATAATGATGTATTTAAACAATTATTAGTAAGTGATGAAATATATTGGATGATAGACGAATCAACAACTAATTTAAAACCACTAACAATAGCAACATCTAACATACAATTTAAGACGGGTGTGGTAGATAAATTAATACAATATCAATTTGACTTTAACTTCGGACAAAACTATAAACTAATAATGTAATATGGGAATAGTATCTACTCAAGCATTTACATATAGATTAGTAGCTAATGGAACTGAATTAGATACTTTTGGAGATGAAGATATAAAGATTTCAAATAACATTACAGGTCTATTTGATATTGGAGTTCTACCATCTGAATTTACTCGTCAGATACTATTGCCTGGAACGAAAGTAAACAACGCATTTTTTGAACATGTTTACGATATTAGTATTGATTCACCTTTTCTATTTGCTACGAATATAAAGGTTCCTGCATACTTTGATTTTGATTCTGTCTACTTAGTGGATGGTTATCTACAATTAAACAAAGTAAATGTAAGAGCAAATAAATTTATTGAGAGTTATGAGGTGACAATTTATGGTGCATTATCTTCTTTAGGAATTGATTTAAATAGAAAATATCTTACTGATTTAAGTTCTTTATCAA